CGGCGCATTGCATCCGCTACCTCTTTACCGAAAATAGCCGACACGAACGACGTAAGCCTTGTGAATGAACCCTGAAGGCACCCCGCCATTACCCGTATAACCGCAACCGCGTCCACCGGTTTTGTTTTGAACGCGCCCGATGTTGCTAGTGCTTTGCCAATTCTCTTGCAGAGGTCCCGTCGGGCTTCATAGTTGAACCGGATGTCATAGCCGGTCTGGCGCAAGGCAACGCTAAAACTTTTCCATTCTCCAACCTCACTGCGCTTCGGTTCGATGTATTGCAGATGCTCTTTCATGGTTTATCTCCGTTGTGAATTGTGTTTGTATAACTCACCTGAATTTGTCAGGTCAGTCTTCGATACCCACGATGCTGTATGTGGGGTAGAACAGGCCACGCAGCTTGGGACTGCGCGCCACCAACCCCCGCGCTCGATCAATCGCCTCGGGCGTGGAGTCAGCTAAGATACCGCGCAGCTTGGTTACGCGGCGTTTGATACGCTTAGGGGTGGACTCCACCCCCGTGAAGCGCACGGTGTAGCGGTAGCGTCCGGTCATTCTTACGTCAACTTCAACAAGGCCGTCAATCACAGCACACGCTCCAGCAAAAAGAGCGTTGCGATAGCAACGTAGCTGATGAATCCCAGCACGAACACGGTAAATGCGGTTTTCATGGTTTATCTCCGTTGTGAATTACGTTTGTATAACTCACCTGAATTTGTCAGGTGAGTTTGGTTGCGTGGTCAGCGCGGTGTTTATGACCGTTCCCTCCGTTTAGGGGTGGCGCGCACCCTTAGTTTTGCAAGTAAGTTAAGCGCCCAGTGATCCCCCTTCTTGGCGCGGGCTTTGATGCTGGCGTGTCGTGTCTTGACGATGGACAGCAAGCCCTCGGCCTGTTCAGGATTCTTCAGGCGCATCTCGTTGAACACAGCGTGGGAGATGCCGTGTTCCAGAAGCATCAGCCGGTGCTGCTCGTGCACCTCACGCATGTGCTCGCGCATACGCACACTCGTTGCGGCGCGACTAGCCGCATGGCGCGCTTCGATCTTGGCGCGTAGTGCGCGGCGTTCGGCGGCGTTGATTTCCTCGCGCGCGATGGCGCTCGCCAGTTTCTTCGGGTCACGCAACAGCGCTGCCATGCGGCATGGCTTGCAGAATTTGCTGAAGATTCTGCGCGCAACAGCGCTGCCAAGTGGACGCGAAGTGTAGCGGAAACTGGCGGGTTTTTTTACTTTTTTGCAGGTTTCGCAGGTGAGTTGCATGGCGTTTTCCTTTTGTAATCAGTAGCGTGGCGGCGTGGTAGCGTGGCGGCTACGCGTTTGGCAGGGTTAAAAATTGCGTCCACTACGTCCGGCAAATCTGACTCCAAGTGGACACTTTTTTTTCAACAATATTATCACGATGCTGCGGGGGTGCACAGCTGTCCTATGTGATTTTTTGCTTTAAACAACTAGGAAAAGAACAAAAAAGAAAAACAAAGAAACGTCCACTTTGTCCCCCTTATATATATTTAGATAGCTAATAGCTATATATTATATGGGACAAGTTGACTGGTGGACGCTGACTTTATTGTTTTGCAACGATAAAGTTTGTCCACCTGCGCTGAAATTTGCCGGACGTAGTGGACTATTGTCCGAAGGGGGGTTTTTGGCAACGTGTTTTGGTAAGTCGTTGTTCGTATGTTTAGGGGTGATTTGCACCCCTACCAAAACACACTCCCAAAAACCAACTCACCTGAATGTGTCAGGTGAGTTGGGGAAAGAGGTTACTGAAGGTGCGCCCTCTTGAATCGGGGCAACGGCTTGTTGACGATCACGGGCGTCAGTCTCGTGTTGACGAAGTGCCCGTCGCGTCGGTCTCCGCCGACAACCCATGCGCGGGGCATGGGCGCGGTGAACGACCAGTAGCGGCGCTCGTTAGTTCGTTTGGTTTTCATTGACATTCCTTTTCGCGTTGATGTGGTTCGCCAGCGCTTGGACGCTGACCGGTTTGGCCTCTGCTGCGGCCTTGCCCGCCTGAACGGGCACACTTATCAACAACTCCCAGAACTTGGGAGCCGTTGTTTTGACTGCGGTTGCTTTCATTGTGCTGCCTCCATAAAAAAACTCGCCTGAACAATTCAGGCAAGTAGTGCGCGAATACGCACTCGGCATCGCGCTGTCACCGCGCTGCGAGACTGCCTACTCGACTGCGAAGCCTTCGCTATCCATGGTGGGAACGATCCCCGTCTGCTGAAACTGGGATAGCGCGAACGCTGCCCCGCCCCACGTCGTTCGCTCTTCCGCGTACTCTATTCCATCTACACCACAGCCTTCGTAACCAATGAGAACGCATTCGGTATCTTCAGAGAGCAGATGCGCGGGGACTATTGTTGCAATCCACTTGCCACTGAGAAAAACCTTGATGCGGCCTGCGGTGTGGTCACGAAGGATGAGTAACGGTTTGCCTCCCACAAACTGCATCATGCCAAACATCGTCTGTGCATTCATTTAAACTCCATAAAAAAAACTCACCTGAACAATTCAGGTGAGTAAACGAGGGGCGAATAGCGCCGCCCCCCTCGCGCCCCGCAACATCGCGGGAGAAACTGTCAAACTTAAATCGCCGCGCGGATGCGACGGCGCTGCGCAGCGGTCAACTTCATCGCCGCGCGGATGATGCGCTCGACAGGATCGGTTTCGCCGCGCTTCGCCGCCGCGTTGCGCGGCACGTTGTATATCAAGCGGATGAGGTAGGCGCGTCGGTTGTCGGCATCCTTGAACGCCTTGCCCGTCGCTTTAAACGTCAGGCCGCGTTGCCCCTTTCGGGTGCGAATCTTTTGCTCTGCCGCCACAAACCGCGTGACGGCATCGCTGGTTTCTTCGCGCGTCATGCCGGATTCTACAACGTATTCCTGCAACTCCAGCGTGCCGCTGTCGGCGTTGTGGAGTTTGGTATTGAAAGTGCTCTGGTCAAACATGGTGATACCTCCGTTGTGAAGCTCGCCTGAGTGTGTCAGGTGAGTGCGTCGCGCACCACAGGACGTAGTGCAATTCGACAACTACATTATACCATAACACGTTCTGGTAAGTAGCCAAGCAGCCCCGAAGCTGGGTAGCTTGCCCCCACTGGGGGCGGGGAACCCCTTTTGGCGGGGCTGCTTGGCAGCGAGACTAAAACACTATTTCTAAACCGCATCGCCACCACGCCACCCCGCTGCCTAATTTTTTACTACACAACTTAAAAAAATTTCTGTAAAAAATTATACACACTATGTCAAAAAAGTGGCCCCGGGAGACGGGGCCACAAGACGCCTTTGCAGGCGTTCCACAACGGAGGAGCTTGTAGTTTATAAACTATTCTGATAAAAAGCAAATACTTTTACGCTTTTAAGCGCGCCCTATGTTTGACAATTTGATTAAGCTTGAAGACGCTGACTATGCGCCTAGTGTGCTGTCAGAATCGACCAAGTTTATTCCGGACAGCAAAGCTGACCCCGCAGACATCGTTGATGGAAAAGTCAATACGTCCGAGTGGTTAAAAGAACTTGGCTTCGATGACGACGCAACGATAACCGAAGCGCAAAGCCGCGCCGCACAAAGCGCCTTCGCAGCTTTAACAATCCCACTGGATGCGCAAACCCAACAGCAAGCGCTCACAAAAGTGTCTGTTCCCAAAGCAGTTCAGCACCTTGTGGGTATGTTAACCGCGTACGATTGGGCTTTTGTAGAACAAGCTAAAGAACTTCGCGGCTACTGCATTGCGCAGCTACTTGAAGAAACAAAGCATCCCGAAGCAAAAATCAGACTCCGCGCTGTGGAGTTGCTTGGTAAGGTTACGGAGGTGGCGCTATTTACAGAACGCGTTGAAGTTAAAAAGACTTCAATGAGCGACCAAGAGCTTGAGCAGGAAATTAAAGCCCGCATGGACAAGTATATGGAGTTGATGCAGGTTGTTGAAGGAAAAAGCGAAACCGTTATTGATGAGATAAACGAAGAATTAAATGACGCTGCCGCGTGAGCAAAAAGAAGAATTAAACACGCTGCTTGGCGAAAAAATAAAACGCCTTGAGGTTGCCGCTGCTCGCGCTTCACTTGTTGAGTTTGCCAAAAAAGTCTACCCCAACTACTCCGTTGGCGCGCACCACAAGGTGATGGCAAAGCTTTTTAAGGAAGTGCTTGATGGTAAAAAGAAACGCGTGATCATCAATATTGCGCCGCGCCACGGCAAATCAGAACTGACTTCGTTTCTTTTGCCTGCGTGGTGGCTAGGGCATAGACCCTCTGATCAGATCATCATGGCTACGCATACTTCGTCTCTGTCCGAGGATTTTGGCCGTAGGGTGCGGAACTTGATTGGCTCGGCTGAATATAAAGAAGTGTTTACAGATACAGCGCTAAGCGCGGATTCCAAAAGCGCGGGTTCTTGGAATACGGCAAACGGTGGCAAGTACTATGCGGTGGGTGTGGGTGGTGCGCTGGCTGGTCGCGGCGCTAACTTGCTTGTAATTGATGACCCACACTCGGAACAGGATTTGAAATCTGGCTCCAAGCTGCCGTTTGAACAGGCGTGGAGTTGGTATCAGACCGGCCCCCGTCAGCGTTTGATGTGGGGTGGCTCGGTGATCGTGGTGATGACGCGGTGGGGGCAACTTGACTTGACCGCCAAACTGCTCGACTACCAGATCAAGAACCCCGACGCTGATCAATGGGAGGTTATTGAGCTACCCGCTATCTTTCCGTCAGGTAAAGCACTGTGGCCTGAGAAGTGGCCGTTGGAAGAGTTGTTGAAAACCAAAGCGTCGCTTGATCCGCGATTCTGGAATGCGCAGTACCAGCAGGAGCCAACCTCTGACAGCATCGCTATTATCAAACGCGAGATGTGGCGGGTGTGGGAAGCCAATACAGCGCCGCGATGCGAGTATGTCATTCAGTCGTGGGATACGGCGTTTGAGGCTAAGACCTCGGCTGACTACAGCGCCTGTACAACGTGGGGCGTCTGGTATAACGAGGAAGAAAAAAATGTGCCGCATCTGATACTATTGGATGCGTTTAAAGATCATATGGAGTTTCCCGAGCTTAAAGAGGTTGCGTTAAAGCATTATAAAGAGTGGAATCCAGACGCGTTCATTGTTGAGAAAAAAGCAGCCGGGGCACCGCTGCTGCAAGAGCTTCGCATGTCAGGCATACCGGTGCAGGAGTTTTCCCCCAGTCGTGGTAATGACAAGACGGTGCGGGTTAATGCGGTTGCAGATTTGTTTGCCAGCGGACGGGTGTGGGCACCGGACACACGATGGGCACAAGATGTTGTTGAGGAGTTGGCGGCGTTTCCTGTTGGCGAACACGATGACTTCGTGGACTCAACAACGCAGGCACTTTTGAGATTCCGGCAAGGCGGCTTTGTGGGGACTAATCTGGATGAACCAGACCCGCCCAAACTATTCAGGTCGTCGCGCTATCGGGCTTATTACTAGGAGGTTTTATGAGCAGCGTCACTTATGTGGGTAAACTGTATCAAGTAATGTCGCGTATGATGGAGGTTCGTAGGGCTATATACTACGTCAATGAGAGGTATACGGTTAAGCTTACTCGCCAGCGCAAGCACAGCAAAAGAGATGTGTCCGAGACTTTTATCATGTCCTGTGGACGTCCTAATTACCGTGAACGTGCCTTCATCCGCGCTTGTATAAAGGCTGGGGAAAAATTTCCAGTGAAAAAAATTCAATTGCAATACTGGCCCAAACAAAGAAAGAAATAAATTATGGCAATCGACAAAGCACTGTACGAAGCCCCGCAGGGGCTTGGCAGCATGGGCGATGAACCTGCTGTTGAAATTGAAATTGTTGATCCTGAAGAGGTTAACATCGGTATCGACGGTGTGGAGATCAGCCTCACGCCGGAGCCGGAAACAGCAGAAGACTTTGGCGCTAACCTTGCTGAGTATATGGATGCGCGTGAGATGGAGATGCTCATCTCTGAGTTGGCGTCTGATGTCCGCAACGACGTTGATTCCCGCAAGGATTGGGAGTCGATGATGAAAGAAGGTATCCAGTTGCTCGGTCTTAAGTACGAGCAGCGCTCGGAGCCTTGGCCCGGAGCTTGCGGTGTGTTTCATCCAATGATTACAGAGGCTGTTGTGCGCTTTCAGTCTGAGGCAATCATGGAGACGTTCCCCGCAGCGGGGCCAGCAAAGACCAAGATTATCGGCAAGCAAACGCGCAAGAAGGAAGACGCTGCTTCACGCGTGGCGGATGATCTAAACTGGCAGCTTACCGAGAATATGGTTGAGTTTCGTCCTGAACATGAACGCATGTTGTGGAGTCTCCCCGCAGCGGGGTCGGCATTCAAGAAAGTTTATAAAGACCCCTCACTTGGACGGCAGACCTCGGTGTTTGTGCCTGCCGAAGATATCATTCTGCCGTACGGTACGTCCGAGCTTTTGACTTGTCCGCGCATCACACACCGTATGCGCAAGAACAAGAACGAGGTTGCGGTTCTTCAGCATAGCGGGTTCTGGCTTGATGTTGATATGGGGGAGCCGCCCAAGCAGACTTCGGATATTCAGAAGCGCAAAGATGCCGAGACGGGCTTCTCCGCTATCAACGACAATCGCTATATCATTAACGAGTGCTGCGTTGATCTGGACTTGCCCGGGTTTGAAGATAAAGATAAAAACGGGGAGCCAACAGGCATCGCACTTCCGTATATTGTCACATACGTTGAAGGCACCAACACGGTGCTGGCGATTCGTCGGAACTGGAAAGAAGACGATGAGCTAAAACAAAAGCGCGTTCATTACGTTCATTACCAATACGTTCCGGGATTTGGTGCTTATGGCTTTGGCCTGTTCCATCTAATTGGCGGATTTGCTAAGAGCGCGACAAGTATTATTCGTCAGCTTGTTGACGCAGGCACACTGTCTAATCTTCCGGGCGGGTTGAAATCTCGCGGGTTGCGCATTAAAGGAGATGACACGCCGATTGCTCCGGGTGAGTTTCGTGACGTTGATCTACCCAGTGGCGCAATACGCGACAACATCCTGCCGCTTCCGTACAAAGAGCCGAGCATTGTGCTGTCCAACCTTTTGGATAAGATAGTTGACGAAGGACGCAGGTTTGCAGCTACGGCGGATTTGAAGGTTTCTGATATGTCGTCGCAAGCGCCTGTGGGTACGACGTTGGCGCTGCTGGAACGTACGCTGAAAGTTATGAGTGCGGTGCAAGCGCGTGTGCACTACGCGTTCAAACAGGAGTTGCAGCTTATTGCGGAGCTTGTGCGGGAGGATTCTCCTGCAAACGAAGAATATCCGTATGACGTGGATGCGGCGCAGGGGCGCAAAGCAAAGTACGAAGACTATCGGCATTTGGAGATTGTGCCGGTGTCTGACCCCAATGCCGCAACAATGAGCCAGCGGATTGTTCAGTATCAAGCGGTTTTGCAATTGTCTGGTACAGCACCGCAGATTTACGATTTGCCGGAGTTGCACAGGCAGATGTTGCACGTATTGGGGCTAAAGAATATCGACAAGCTAATCCCTACAGTTGATGATATGAAGCCGATTGACCCGGTACAGGAAAATCAAAACGTTCTTGCAGGTAAACCGGTTAGGGCTTTTGCGTATCAGGATCACGAAGCGCATATTGCCGTTCACAACATGGCGGCACAAGACCCTCTTATTCAGCAGCTAGTCGGGCAAAACCCACAAGCACAAGCTATTCAAGCCGCTATGATGGCACACATATCCGAACATGTAGGCTTTGCTTACCGCAACAAAATATCTGAAGCGCTGGGGGCTGCATTGCCGGATTCCAAAGACGGGCTACCGCCGGATATGGAATACCAACTTTCGCAACTATTGGCTGAAGCCGCACCGAAAGTTTTGGCTCAAAGCCGCGCAATGGTTGCGCAACAACAGGCACAGCAACAGATGCAAGACCCGTTGATTCAGATGCAACAGAAGGAACTTCAGATCAAAGAGGCTGAAGTTCAGCGCAAAGCGGCAAAAGATCAGAAAGACGCACAAGTCAACGAAGAGCGTCTCAAGTTGGAAGGTCTTAAGGTTGGTGTGGATATTGCCAAAGCTAAAGATCAGGCAGAGCGTGAGGATAAGAAGGAAGGTTTGCGCATGGGCGTTGATATTGCAAAGCATCATGCGGACAAAACGCATGACCTTACGAAGCATCGTGAACAGCTTGCAAATCAAAAACAACAAAAAGTTAAGGAGAAATAATGCTTCCTTATACGCAATTTGCGGATGCACTGAACAAAAAATTGCGCGTAGATATGAACAACTACGCAGATGACCTCGCTAACGGCATCTGTAAAAGCTTTGAAGAGTATCAACATCTCTGTGGGGTTATTAAAGGTCTAGCCCTTGCAGAGCGTCACATTAATGACCTTATACAACATTTGGAGACAAATGCGGATGAGTGATATTTTGATTGGCCTTGATCCGGACGATCCCACCAGATACCGGACAGCAACAGTGGAAGAAGAAATACCGCTGGAACAACGTGGCAGGCAACTACCAAGACCCTCCGGGTTTCATATCCTGTGTGCTATTCCGGACATAGAGGATAAGTTTGACAACGGAATCGTCAAAGCAGACGTTACCATGCAGCACGAAGAGATTTTAACTACGGTGCTCTTTGTTGTTGCGCTTGGGCCTGATGCGTACAAAGACGAGAAGCGTTTTCCTTCAGGGCCGTGGTGTAAAGAAGGTGATTTTATTATCGTTCGCTCCAATTCTGGAACTCGTCTGGATATTCAAGGGCGCGAATTTCGCATCATCAACGACGATACGGTAGAGGGTGTGGTTGACGATCCTCGCGGTATCCGTCGCAAATAAGGGGGTTGTATGGCTGCTGAAAAAGAAGGGTTTCAATTTCCCGATGAAAAAGAAGAAGTTCAAGCACCAAAAGACGCTTCTGAAAGGAAAGAAACAGTCGATTTTGAGGTAGAAGGCGATGTTGATGTTGAAGTTATAGACGACACTCCTGAACATGATCGCGGCTTTTCTCCCGCGCAAAATGTTGAAGACGTAACGGAAGAAGAACTTCAATCTTACGGCGATAAAGTTCGTCGTAGAATCAAAGAGATAAGTCATCTTCGGCATGATGAACGGCGCGCAAAAGAAGCCGCTATTCGTCAACGGGAAGAGCTAGAACAGTTAACTCGTAACTTAATTGATGAAAACAAACGGCTAAAAACGTATGTTTCAACAGGAGAACAGGTTTACGCAGGTACTTTAAAATCTGCGGCAGAAGCTGAATATGAAGTTGCTAAAAGACGTTTTAAAGAAGCACACGAAGCGTTTGATGCAGATGCAATTATCGACGCTCAAGCAGCTTTGACTAGTGCACAGTTAAAAATGGAGAAGGCTAATAATTATAAGCTAACCCCTTTACAAGAACCTGATAATGCTGTAGAAACACAAGAAACCGTTCAACCGCAATCCAAACCGGACGAGAAAACACTGCGCTGGCAGGCTAGAAACCAGTGGTTTGGAAACGATGACGAGATGACCGCCGTTGCGATTGTTCGCCATAAGCAATTGGTCAATTCGGGTGTAGACCCGCGTAGTGACGAGTATTATGCGCAAATAGATGCGCACATGAAAAAAAGATTTCCTGACGTGTTTACGCAGCGTAATCTTGACGATAATTCAGAAAAGGAGCCTGTAGTTAAAAAATCTGCGACCGTTGTAGCGCCAACAAAGCGTTCAACCGGATCAAAAAAGATTATTTTAAGTAAATCGCAAGTTGAGTTAGCAAAAAGATTAAACGTTCCATTGGAACGCTACGCAGAATACGCTAAAAGACTTGCTGAACAGGAGAACAGATAATGGCTGAAAATCGTCTTACTCGTGAAATTGAAACGCGCGACCAAGCGCAGCGCATAAAACAGTGGACACCCGCTCAACTCCTGCCCGATCCGTTGCCGGAACCGGGGTATGGGTTTAGGTGGATACGGACAGCAATCATGGGGAAAGTTGACCCTACGAATACTTCCGCAAAATTCCGTGAAGGTTGGGTGCCTGTAAAGGCCGAAGATCATCCGGAGATGCAACTTTATGTCGATCCTCAGAGCCGTTTTAAAGGCAACGTTGAGGTCGGCGGGCTGCTATTGTGCAAATGCCCTATTGAGATGATTAAACAGCGTGAAGCCTATTATGGGCGGCAGGCGTCGTCTCAAATGGAAGCCGTTGACAATAGCTTTATGAAGGCTAACGATGAACGGATGCCCCTCTTTAGTGAGAAAAAGTCCGGTGTATCGTTTGGTCGTGGTTCTAAATAATTTAGGAGTTTAAATATGGCTTACCCGACGGTTAGCGCACCCTATGGGCTGCGTCCTATTAACCTGATCGGTGGTCAGGTGTTTGCTGGTTCTACCCGTTTGATGGCAATCGCCAGCGGCTACGGCACGTCGATTTTCTACGGCGACGCTGTGAAGCTGACGGATGGCTACATCAACCGTGACCCGGCTGACTCGGCTATGACCCCGGTTGGTGTGTTTCTTGGTTGCACCTACACAAACCCGAGCACGAATCAGAAGATCAACGCCCAGTATTTCCCGGCTGGCACCGCCGCCTCGGATATCCAAGCGTACGTGTGTGACGATCCGGATACGCTGTTCAAAGTTGCTGTTGTCTCGTCTGGCACCACCATGAGTGGCGTCACGCAGGCGGCGGTTGGCTTTAACGCGGCGCTGGTCGATAACACTGGCTCGACGATTACGGGCGATTCTAAAGTCGCTATTTCTGCTACCACTGCTACGACCAACACGCTGCCTGTGCGGGTTATTGCGGTTGTTCCGGAGACGGCAAACGCGGCTGGTTCCTACACGGAAGTTATCGTGAAATGGAACTTCGGCATGCATCAATACGAAAACGCCACTGGCGTCTAATAGGGGATAAAACATGGCTATTTCTCGTGCGCAACTACTGAAAGAGCTTCTCCCCGGCCTGAACGCATTGTTTGGCATGGAGTACGCTCGTTATGGTGAAGAACACAAAGAAATCTACGAAACTGAGACTTCTGAGCGTTCTTTTGAAGAAGAAACCAAGCTGTCAGGCTTTAGCGCGGCTCCGGTGAAAAACGAAGGTCAGGCCATTGCGTATGACAACGCGCAAGAAGCTTGGACTGCTCGTTATAACCACGAGACTATCGCTCAAGGCTTCTCGATCACTGAAGAGGCGATTGAGGACAACCTGTATGACTCGCTCTCGTCCCGCTATACGAAGGCTCTGGCCCGCGCTATGGCGTACACGAAGCAAGTCAAAGCGGCTTCGGTTCTCAACAATGCCTTCCAATCCACGGGTTACAACGGCGGCGACGGCGTTTCGCTGTGCAATGCCAGTCACCCGCTGGTTTCGGGCGGCACCAACAGCAACACTCCGTCTACCCAAGTTGACCTGAACGAAACCTCCCTTGAGGCGGCGGTAATTCAGATCGCAGCTTGGACGGACGAGCGTGGTCTGCTGATCGCGGCCAAACCGCGTAAACTGATTGTCCCGCCGAACCTGATGTTTGTGGCTACCCGCCTCCTTGAGACGGAACTGCGTGTCGGTACGACGGACAATGACGTGAACGCGATCAAAACGATGGGTTCGATTCCGGAAGGTTACCGCGTCAACCACTTCCTGACGGATACCAACGGCTGGTTCCTGATCACCGACGTGCCGAACGGTCTGAAGCACTTTGTCCGTACTCCGCTGCAAAATTCAATGGACGGTGATTTCGACACCGGAAACGT